GTGTTCAAAAATTGTACCAAAAATATCTTGGCGATCCAATGGCAATTCATCATTCTTAATAAGAGTCGGAATATAACCTGTAATGGCGTGAATTGCTAATGCAAACAATGAAATGTTATCGGAATAGGCATTGGCACAAGAAATATCCCAAAACTTTTTATCTAAAAACATACAAGCACCTTTGCAGATGTGTAATACAGGACAACTAGAACATTCTTTACGATTTGACCAGTGCGTAGAAGATTTAATTTCTACATCATCATAATTATCTAATGTACCACCAAGATGTGATTCTCCATTTTTGGAAGTTTCTAATGCGCTGACATTTTGACAGGTCATTACATTGCCCCTAAGGTCAATAGCCAATGTGTGTTCATCATCCATACCACATTTTTGACCAAGATACTTTGCATCAGAATGAGATAAAATACTGTAAACCATTCCGTTAATTTTACCTATGATATTAACAAAATTGATTCGACCTTGTGTGCTATAAATGTCTACAAAAGAAGTTTTACGATACTCAAAATGTTCTTGCTTTGTTTGTAGTGAGTTTGTAATGCCATCTTCATCGTATGCATCTACAATACCGCCTTCGCCTAATTGAATATTCGGATCACCAATCATATCAACGAACCAATCATAAACTGCCTTACGACTTTTATTCTTTGAGTTCATCATTGGATTGAAACTAATACTTTTTTTCAATCGTGTCATCATACGATAAAAACCAATCAATCTTTTCTTTTGTTCTGGATCATCAAATGGATCCGGACCACGAACAGGTTGACCAGGTCCATCGTGTGAGATTGATACAGAAAAGTTCATCATCATCAACCAATCAATAATCTCATCGCTTAAAATAGAACCATTAGTGATTACAGAGAATTGAGGCTTTCTTTTCCAAGTAGTAAATTTTTCTTTGAGTGCTTCTGCTAAAGGTTTCATGGTTTTCCAATAAACAAATGGTTCACCACCCCAAAATTCAACTTTTAGACCTTGCTCTTCATTGAACTCCAGCACTTCAAGTTTTTCTAAGAAGGCATCAATATCTTTTTTACTGGTTTCTTTTGGTCGTTCAACAAACTTTTGTGAACAATAATCGCATGAGTAATTACAACTTAAACCCATTTGGATTTTAAGATGTGTAATTAGTTTTGATTTTTTTAGTGGATTATTTTTATCGAATGCAACAAAAGGTTTTGAATTTTGTTGTTGAGTTTGTGGGTATTCAAAGACAAAGCCTGTTTCATCTTTTAATACGTTGGTCATGTTGTCATAATAAAAGATTTTTTTATCATTCGCATTTTTCTCTGCGTGTATCTCAAATAACATTATGTGTCCTAATCTTTGTATTTAAATTCCATTTGCTTGTATTTTTCAAATTCTTTCACCTGTTTAACATATTCTATTAGTTCTTGCCTGATTCTGTCCTTGTTTTGATATTCATAGTAGAGTCTTTGTTGTTTTGACATTCCTCTTTTATTACTCATCGGCATCCTTTACTAAAAGATTATTGTATTACCACTCCCTCGGTGCTTTGGTCTTATGACCATCTTTAATTGTATTCTGTCCTACACTTTCTTTCATACGACCGATTACATACTTCTCAAATGCTGAATCGGCTTTACCAATGCCTGGAACAGATAGGCGCATACCATCAGAATAAACAGGATAGTTTTCTGCGTAGATATGAATTTCTAAATGGGGATTGTCTAACTTGAATTGGTCGAGAACGGTATAAGACATACGATGTTCTTCGACCTCATTCGTATTCTTATTCATAAAAGTATATGTTGGCATTAATAAGTCAATCCTAGTTCTTGGTTAGTATCGTGTAATTTTTGCATCATCATTTCATTAAACCATTGTGGTCTATTCCTACTATTTATCTTACCTTTCCATGACCACAAATGTTGTTTATTCATCACATAATAATTATGGTATGATTTTAATGGATCACCAGATACTTTACATTCATCAGGCATGGCAGGTGTGGGACCAGTAAATGATTTATTTGGAATGTTTTTTGGTGTATTGAAGAATAATTCTTTCAGAAGGCCACTAGATTCTACTTTATGAATCTTGCCATAACGATAGGTATATTCTTTGCAACAGGCTTGTAGTAATTTACTTAGCCAAATATAGTTTGAATCGGATTGGCGACACCAGATAGCTGAAGGATGATTAACATGAGTAGCGGAATAAAGCACTTGCTCACGCTCATCAGAGAGAACATAACGCTTTTGTTGGCGACCAGACTTAGATAAACCAGTAGTAAGAACACCGTCAAGAACACGGTGGGCAGTAGAAAGTAATTGTGCATATTCGAGGATCATCTTCACGCAGTGTTTATCAACGTGCATTTCGGCACATTTGATAGGGTCATGGTCTAAGTAAAATATATTCATAATGTAAGTATACTACAATCAAGGTTAAATGTCAATACTTCCAATCGGTACAATACCCGTGCTTCTTCAACTTCTGTAAACCCTTTTCACAACGGTCGCCTATATCTGTCCTATACTGCGGATCATTTCCTAATTTAACCATTTTGACGTGTTTATAGGCCATGTTTTTGGCCTCACTAATTGTTTTGCCGGTTCCGGTTAACACTATAATGTAGGACCCAGCCGACCCAAGTTCTGGAATATTCTCACAAAATTCGCCATCAATCATCTTAACGGTGTTTGACAATTTCATTTCGCATGGATGTAAATTCTCCGGTGGAATATCATCTGTCAATACAGGGAAATCCAAATATTCTTCTTCTTCACGCTTGTTGAATGGGAAATCGGCATTGGCCATTACAACGCCAACACAAGTGCCGTATTCAACTTCTAAAGTGTTTTTGCCTTTGACGCAATCAAGCATCCATTCTGCTGGGTCACCTTTCATTAAAGGTTGCATAATGTTCCACATTGGATAACCTGGTCTTGCAGTCCATTCCATTGGCCATGGTGTACCATCTTTTTCATCAATGATACAATTCATATCGAGCATACCAACATAACCAATCTTCTTCAATTCTTTTTCCATTGGTTTCATTAGAATGTCAGCAATTTTGGATTCTTTGGTTGTACGGATTACTGTACCCATTTCACCTGTATTCACACCTAGGTCGCCATTCATTTGCTTTTTGAATTCCCAACCTTCAAACCAAAAATCCATCCAACCGGCAGGACCAAATATGCCCGTGCAAGCAATTTCTGTACCTGCTTTAAACTCTTGTAGAATGAAATAAGGAGAACCCTTACCTTTTTCTTTACGCTTTTGTAAGAAGCCAATTAAGTCTGCTTCGTCTTTGGCAACATAAGAGAGTGTCTTATCTTCTTCTTCGCCACATGGTTTGCAAACATAACGCTTTGGATTCTGCTTAATGAAATTGATAGCAGCATCATAGTTTTTAAATTCGTGAGAAGGAATAATTGGACCACCGAATGCCTTGATGACATTCTGGCCATACATACGATCCAATTCTAATTTTGCGGCTTTTTTACCTGGTCCGTAGACTGGATAACCATCATCAATTAGTGCTTGAATCTCATCCATAAACTCTAGGTTGTCTGCGGAGAAGATTAAATCTGCGACCTTGACATATGGTCTCCAGTTCTCAACTTTATCAACCAAACCTTGTCCAATGTGCGAGGCACGACTTCCTTTGGTATAGAGTTTAACAGTATGACCAGCTGCAATACAACGGAGGCACCAATCGAGAGTAAGACCGCTGGGGTCAATGACTAGAATAAGCATGAGAATCCTAATAAAGGTTGAATAATATCTCTTTATTTATTCTTTTGGGACTGGTGTTCCTGTGAATAGTTTTTCGGTGTATTCGTCTAAATCAAAATCCAAATCAATATTCCTATTGAAGGTCAGATGTTTGTTATTATCCAAATAACCAGAAGATTGTAAAAATTTGGTCATATTGTTCAAAATATTGACCAAATCATCACATTCAAATTCATGACGAATTTTGGATGAACCAATAGAAGCAATAGGTTCATCCTCACAAATTAATTTAAATTTGCTCATAGTGTAGGAATATTACCTAGAATATCACCAACAGGTGCCTTTTCTTTGATTACATTCTTGCTACGGCCATTGACACGAGCAATATCTTCAGCAGATACTTGTTGCATTGCAAATTGCTTGAATAATGGATAAGAATCTTTTACTTTCATTGAACGCTTGCCACCTACTGCTGCAGCATCAGGAAAGAATAATTCACAGCCGCCTGCACGCAATGGTGCAACTTCCATGACAGAATCCAAATTAATAATAACTTTACAACCTTTTTCTACATCATCTACTTCAACGAATAACGCCATTTTTACTCTCCTTTAGGTTCACGAATTTTGGCCAACTTAGCATTCTTCTCAGCAACTTCTGCTTGAATTACCATTTTTTTCCAATGACCACGCTTTTCTCCACGCAGGTTTGAAAGTAACCGCTTGGACTCTTTACTT